GACTGAGTGGTACTGGTCAGGTAGCTTGGATGCCTTCGCTGATATGTGTAACCTGCGCTGCAAGCCTGACACACAGGCAGAGACACGAGAGGTAGCACGACAGATTGACCACAAGATGATTGAACTATTCCCTGTATCGTGGGATGCATTAACGGAGAATGATGATGGCTAAACTGTATGACTTAGAGCCAATGATACTGGACTGTTGGCGTGTATGTAATGACCTTGAGACAGTGTTCAAGCAGATAGGTGACGGTGAACGTGAGCCTACCCATGATGAGATGATGAACACCTTGATGGGTATGCAACAACTATACGAGTGGAAGTTTGAGCAGTTGTTCTCTAAGTATGAGGAGGTACTACGTGACAGACAATGAGTGGCCTATGGAGGCAGACTTTAGTGACATCAGACCTATGACACCAGAGGAACGTAAGGCATCCCAACATCGTGATGAAAAGAATGGCTGGCGTAAATGTGTCAGCTGTGGTAATGCAAGTAAGGACACATGGTGTAGCTTCTGTCTGGAGGAAGAGTGATGATAAACAGTGAATGGAAACGCTTGATGAAAGAGCAGGAAGACTTTAAGGGTAGCGTAGTAGCTGAACATACAGCAGACATCGTGAATGAACCTAAGCACTACTCACGGTGGAACATTGAGCCTATCACATACATCATGCGTAATGGCTTTGAGTTCTGGCGTGGTAACATTGTTAAGTATGCCAGTCGTGCAGGGTACAAGATGTACGAGGGTAAGACGCAAGTAGAAAGCGAGATCATTGACTTAGAGAAAGTTCAACGCTATTGTCAAATGCGTATCAATCAACTTAATGGAGAGGAGAAGCTATGATACCTGTAGGACAACTAAGACTGTTACTCACTAAGGCTGGGCTAGAGTATGTCATCACCCGTGTCGAAGGTAATGTAGCACACGTCAACATTCTCGTAGCGGGGGTTGAGAAGGATGTACACAGTTGAGTTTAATCACAGCACCACAACCATAATAAGCATGGATGATAACGCTGAGTTCAATGACATCGAAATGACCTTGGCTGACAATGGCTCAGTATTCTTAGCTCAGTACGATGATGAAGCTGGTAGCTCTGATATGATTATGATAAGTCATCAACAGTTGATGGATGTAGTAGCTTCGATGGATAGTACCGAAGGTCTGTTTAGATTAGAGATCAGGAGAGACTGATGGAAATTTGGGTAGGAGTTTTCATGTATCTCCTAGGGGTAATGCTTGTACTTGGGTTAGTAGAACCCATAGATGATGAGCACGAAAATGCCCCAGTAAAACTAGCCTTGACATGGCCGATAGTTTCTGTCATGTATATCTGGGCAATGCTTATGGATTTTTATTATGGCGACGAACGATAACCCACACTTAGCTTGTCCGTATCAAGACTGCGGATCAAGTGACGCATTTAATTGGAATGATGATGGCTTTGGTCATTGTCACTCTTGCAGTAGAGCTTACCCAGAGAAGGGCATGCCAGCAACCTTCGAATGGGCAGCGACAGAGTATCCACTTAGGGAGAGGAGAAACCCGATGGACATAGAAGTTAAGGGCATGACATACAATGGTATCAGAGGTATAGATGCTGATGTATGTCAGATGTACGGCATACAGTTACAGCTGGGTGTTGATGGCAAGCCTGTCAGGTATGCCTATAAGTACCCGCACACAATTAAGTACAGGATGTATAACGACAAGTCTAAGTCATGGGTCAAAGACCGTGGCCTAGGTATGAACATACTGTTTGGACCAGAGTTCAATGCTGGTTCAAGCAATCGCATATACATTACAGAAGGTGAGTTCGATGCAGCTAGTCTCTACCAGATACTAGGCAAGACATTCCCTGTGAAGTCTCTACCTAGTGCATCAATTGGTGAGAAGTTTATTAAGCACAACCATGCTTATCTGTCGTCATTCAAAGAGCTAGTGTACGCAGGTGAGTTAGACGATGCTGGTCGTAGGGCTGCAGACAAACTGTATCAGGCCTTCCCAGATAAATTTTATTATGTACCTATGTCTAAGTACAAGGATGCTAATGAGTTCCTTGAGGCAGGTGCAGGTGATGACCTGATGTGGGCTGCGAGAAAGCCACAGAGGTACTCACCAGAGAATTTCTTCTGCTCTGATGCAGATGTAGAAGCAGCTATCCTTACAGAAAACCCTTACGAGTATGTGCCCACTGGTCACGCTGGCCTTGACGATAAGATCAGGGGCATGGTTAAGGGAGGTCTTACCTTTATCAAAGCTCCTCGTGGTATGGGTAAGACCGAAGTTGTTCGGTTCTTTGAGACTAACCTGTTGCGTGATGAGAGCACACGCATAGCCCTCCTGCATATGGAGGAGATGAAGTCTACAACTTACCGTGCTATGGCAACCTACAAGTTAGGTGTCAATGTCAGAACTAAAGACGATGCTAAGGAGTCTGGTATCAGTGAAGCAGATGTAATCAAGGCTGCACAGGATGCAACTCAAGGTGAACGCACTATCATCTTTGAGATGCGTAGCCACGATGACCCATTGAAGTTACTTGATTATGTAAGACTGTCTGCATCTGTGTACGGTGCAGGTTTCATCTTCATTGACCACGTTCAACGTCTAGCTTACCTATCTAACACTGGTGTTGACGGGGCAACCAGTACACTCACCACACTAGGCTCACGTATGGCCCAGTTAGCTAAGGAGTTGAACATAGGTGTGGTATTCATATCACAGGTAAATGATGATGGTAGAACAAAGTATGCTGCATCACTTGAAGAAGAAGCAATCATCTGTATAAAGCTGGAACGTGATGTTGAGTCTGAGGATGAGATACTTCAAAACACTACGTCATTCTTTATTGACAAGAACAGACCGTTCGCTAAGTTAGGTCACGCAGGATCACTTTACTACGATCCAGAGACAACCATCCTTACAGAGGATGCGCCATATGAAGGGAGTGTAAGAGCCGCATGATAGTCTTTGATGTAGAAGCTGACAATCTTTTGGAAGATGCCACAAAGATACACTGCCTGTCTTATACATCCGATGGTGAGAATTACCATACTATCTTTGACTACGATGATATGCGCAAGCTAATCCTAAATGAAAAGGGTTTGATTGGACATAACATTATACGCTACGATGCTCCCCTTCTGGAAAAGATCTTAGGTATCAAGATCAAAGCAAGGTTATTTGACACCTTGCCTATGTCTTGGGTTCTTAACTACAACAGACCTAAGCATGGACTTGAGTCCTTTGGTGAGGACTTTGGTATTGAGAAGCCTAAGGTAGATGATTGGGAGAATCTTTCTAAAGAAGTATACGCACACCGTTGCGTAGAAGATGTAAAGATTAACTGGGCGCTGTGGAAAAATCTTTTGGGTAGGTTCTTATATATCTATGACAACGATAAGAAGTTACTCGACAAGTTCTTCCGCTACTTGGAGTTTAAGATTAACTGCGCAGGTGCAGCTGAGTTATCTGGCTGGAAGCTTGACGTTGATCTTGCTAGTCACTGTGTTGATACACTAACTTCAGAGCAAGCAAACAAAGTAGATGAACTTATCTCCGTGATGCCTAAGCGTAGGGTAACATCAGTAAAGACAAAGCCAAAGGTTTGTTTCAAACAGGATGGAAGTGTGTCCTCACATGGTGAGCGGTGGTTCAACTTACTAAAAGAACATAACCTACCCCCACACTATGATGGTGAGGTTACAGTTACAAAGAGTTGGGATAAACCCAACCCAAATTCCTCTGACCAAGTTAAGGATTGGTTATTTTCCTTGGGTTGGAAGCCATGTACTTTTAAGTACGATAAGAATAAGGAGACAGGAGAAGAAAAAAAGATACCCCAAGTCCGTAAAAACGGTGAGCTAACTCAATCAGTCAAACTCCTCATTGATATTGACCCAGCTGTTGCCGTACTAGAAGGTCTGACTATCATCCAGCACAGACTTTCAATCTTCAAAGGTTTTCTTGAGTGTGAACGTGATGGTTACGTTAAGGCAGAGATTGATGGCCTAACGAATACGCTTCGATTCAAACACAAGAAACCTTTGGTTAACCTACCGGGTGTTGATAAACCTTGGGGTAAAGAGGTACGTGGTTGCCTCATAGCTCCAGAGGGATACACATTGTGTGGTGCTGACATGACCTCACTTGAGGACACAACTAAGCGTCACTATATGCAACCCTATGATCCCGCCTACGTATTGGAGATGTCTCAGGAAGGATTTGATCCACACTTAGACTTAGCTAAACATGCAGGTAGGATCAGTCAGAAAGATATTGACGACTACAATGCTGGCAACAGACCCGACATCAAGAGCCTGCGTAAGAACTTCAAGGTGGTAAACTACTCTGCTACCTATGGAGTTGGGTCACCCAAGCTGTCACGAGAGACTGGTATGCACATCGGTGAGGCTCAAGCATTGCTCGATGCCTATTGGGAACGCAACTGGTCAGTCAAAGCATTTGCTGAGAGTCAGCATATACGAAAGATCAACGGTGAAATGTGGGTCCAGAATCCAGTGAGTAAGTTCTGGCATAGCCTACGTTACGAGAAGGATGTATTCTCTACACTAAACCAATCAACCGGAGCTTACTGCTTTGATAGATGGGTCGCAAACTACAGACTCAAGCGCCCTAGTATCATTGGTCAGTTCCATGATGAATCGATAAACTTAGTTAAAAAAGGAGAAGAAGATGAGCACACGAGTGTTTTAAAGTGGGCAATAAAAAAACTTAACCAAGACTTGAAATTAAATGTTGACCTAGGTATTGATGTACAGTATGGTCAAAAGTACAGTGACGTCCATTAGGAGATATAGATATGGCTACACGTAAAGTTCAACTTGTTGGGATTGCAGAATGGGCAAAGGTATTTGCAAGCAATCGTGATATGTATGGTTACAAACCAACACCAGCTGCCGAAGGCAACTATGAAAAATTCAACGGTGCTTGCACCCTTAACGTAATTCTTGACGGCCCTAACCTAGAGGCACTCCAATCATCAGGCGCACAGAAGCCAACGAAACAGGATGCAGAAGGTAGGGGAACGGTTGTCAAGTTTGACCGTAAGTTTGATACAGGACAGGCGTACTCCAGTGGTGCACCTGTAGTGACTCATGCTGACGGTACTCCCTGGGATATGGATGTAGATGGTTTAATTGGTAATGGCTCTACTGTAGAGATCATTGCTACCGTCTACGACATTCCTAAGTATGGCAAGGTTGGTACTCGACTTGACTCAGTGAAGGTACTTGACCATGTTAGTTCACCATTAGATGATGTAGAGGTATTCTCAGCGTCAAGTAAACCTGCGGCAGTTTCGTCACCCGCTAGCGTACAACAAACAGAAGACGAAGTAATGTTCTAAACTATGGCCCCCTTCGGGGGGCTACTTTTTAAGGAGAGAATATGAAAAAGATTGATACGCTAATCCCAGACCTAGAGGAAGTTATCTACGGCAGAGGTGGTTGGAATGCTGCTCTTGGCACAATGATGGGCGAAGCTATTGCTAGCTCTGCCAATGCACGGTTCAGTAAACCTCAAGAACCAAGGGGCTATCTTTCTTTGTCGTCCATTGGTACTCCCTGTAAACGTAAGCTCTGGTATAGAATAAATAAACCCACCACCAGTGAGCCTTTAAGTGCCAGTATGTTGCTGAGGTTTTTCTATGGTGACATGATTGAGGAACTAATTCTTCATATGGTAATGGCGTCAGGTCATTCAGTTGAGGGTATGCAAGAACGTATGAATGTTCATGGTATCCGTGGTCATAGAGATGCAGTTATTGATGGTATGACAGTTGATGTTAAGTCAGCCAGTCCATACTCGTTTAAGAAGTTTAAGAACGGTGAGCTTAGAGAGAATGATCCCTTTGGTTATATCTCTCAACTCTCCTCCTATGTTTATGCAGCTAAAGATGACCCGCTTGTCACCGATAAAACAACCGGAGCGTTCTTAGTTATTGATAAGGTAAGTGGAGAGGTTTGTTTAGATGTCTATGACTTTACTGAAGAGCTTAAAACTAAAGAGCAAGAGATGCTTGCAGCAAAAACTATGGTTGCAGGAGACATACCAGTTGACCGTATACCACCCGTACCTGCCAGCAAGTCTAGTCCTAATATGAAGCTAGATAAGTCCTGCACTTTCTGCGACTA